ACACCAGCTTTTTGGTGGCAACCCTCACAGCAGCCATCCAAGAACTCAAAGCAGAATTTGACGCTTACAAAGCAACCCACCCCTGAAAGGAAAAACCATGACCACCTGGACAATCGACAATCTCGACCGCCGCACCTCTGACGGCTTTGTCACCACCGCGCACTGGCGTTGCACCGCCGTTGATGGCGACCATAGCGCCTCTGTCTATGCCACCTGCTCATGGAGCGAAGGCCAGCCCACCGTGCCCTATGCCAACCTGACCGAGCAGCAGGTGCTGGCTTGGGTCTGGGAGAGCGTGGACAAGGCTGCTACTGAGGCGGCTTTGGCTGCACAGATTGCTGACCAAAAAGCTCCTAAGCAAGCCAGCGGCACTCCTTGGGGGCAGGCATGAATCTGACTCTGACGAAAGAGGAAATCCAATACATCATGAGCGTATTGGGTGAGCTTCCAACGAAATCAGGTGCCTGGCCTCTGATTCTGAAGATCAAAGAGCAGGCCGAACAGCAACTCCAAGAATCCTCGGAATGAAATCATGGAACCGGCAGAGATCGATCCCATTAAGTATGGTGCGATGTGGCAGCGCGTTAATGACTACGAGCGTCGATTCGAGGTCATTGACAAGAAGCTCGACAAGATGGAGCGCCAGATCGAGGAACTGCTGGCTCTTGCAAACAAGGGTAAAGGCGGCTTCTGGATGGGCATGACTATCGCCAGCAGCGTCGGCGCATTCGCGGCTTGGGTAGTAGGACACTTTAAAGGCGGCTGAAATCATGGACCCCATAACCGCCCTGGCGGCTGTAAGCAGCGCCGTCAACCTAGTCAAGAAGGCGGTTGCGACTGTCCAGGATGTGCAGTCTCTTGGGCCGGTGTTGGGGAAGTATTTCGACGCCAAGGCGCAGGCCATTGAGGTTGTCGAGAAGGCTAAGGGTGGCGACTTTAAAGGCTCTGCGCTTGGCAAGGCTTTAGAGCTTGAGATGGCGCTGGAGCAGGCTCGGGAGTTCGAGGAGCAGGTGAAGATGCTCTTCTTCCAGAGCAACAAGATGGACGTGTGGCTGCGGATCACGGCCAGAGCCAAGCAGATGGAGGCCGATGCGGCCCATGCTGCTCGGCGGCGAAAGGAAGAGGCAAAGCGCAAGAAGGCCAAAGAGGACGAGATGCTAATCATCATTGGCGGTCTTGCAATCGCCGCAGCCTGTATCGCCGCGACGATCTGGGCCGTCGTTGAAGGGTTTTCTCAGACATGACTAGATCAGAGCTTGAGATCATTATTAAGGGCAGGGCAGCGGTCACCGTCACGGCATTCGCTGCCCTGCTGGCCGTCAACACAATGCTTGGTAATGCAAACAGCAGCAGGGTGCTGACCAATACGATTCAGGCTAACAACATCTGGGCCTGGTATCAGGCGAAGAACATTCGCTCGGTACTGAGCGCCGCGATGGCCGATATGGTCGAGTCTGACGATATGACGAAGAGGGATGCCGAGCTGGTGCAGCATTTACGCAGCGAGGTCCAGCGGATGCGTAATGAACCCGATGATGGGATGCTTGCTCTCGCAGCCAAGGCGCGAGTGCTGGAGGCAGAGCGCGATAAGGCGAAGGAGCGTAGCCCGTATTACACCTATGCCGGTAGCGCCTTGCAGCTTGGCATTGTTCTGTCTACGGCTGCGATTCTGGCCGTGATGATGCCGATGTTCTGGGCCAGCGTAGCGGTCGGCGGTGCCGGTGCTGTCCTGATGGCTTTTGCTTACTATGGAGTTTGAACGATGCTGACCTTGCTTTCTACTGTTGTCTCATTCTTGATGGGCGGCCTGCCTAAGATTCTTGATTTCTTTCAAGACCGCAGCGACAAGGCCCACGAGCTTGAGTTAGCAAAGATGCAAACCGAGCGCGAGCTGCAAATGCTTGAGCGTGGCTATGCGGCGCAGGCCAGAGTCGAGGAGATTCGCCTCGACCAGATCCAAGCCAATGCCGAGATGCAGGCGCAGCAGACTCTGGTGCAAGCGCAGCAAGCCGAGATGCAGGCGATCTACGCTCATGACATGAGCCTCAACGAAGGCACCTCGACATGGATGAAGAATCTACGCGCCAGCGTCAGGCCGGTTATCACTTACGGGTTTTTCTTCCTGCTGGTGTTTATTGACGCCGGCCTGTTTTGGTATGGCTGGCAGCGCGGTGTTGAGTTCGACAAGCTCGCCGAGATGCTGTGGGACGCTGAGACCGCCACCTTGTTTGCGTCGATCATTGCATTCCACTTTGGCGGCAGAGCCTTTGGCAAATGAAGACATCAGACCGCGCCATCGCCATGATTAAGCACGATGAGGGCGTAAGGGTAAAACCTTACCGCTGCCCGGCGCTGCTCTGGACGGTTGGCGTGGGCCATGTCATTGACCAGAGCCACATCAAGGTGCCGATGGAAGAACGTAAAAGCCTTCCGATACCCGCTGGTTGGGATCGAGTTCTAACGATGGAGGAGGTCAATGCAATTCTGGCTAAAGACCTTGAGAGCTTTGAGCGAGGTGTTTTACGACTCGCTCCTAATCTTGCTGGCCGTCAAAGTAAGTTTGATGCTTGTGTCAGTTTCAGCTTTAACGTAGGCTTGGGAAATTTTCAGCGTTCTACGATTCGCATGAAGATTCAGCGCGAGGAGTGGGACCAGGCCGCAGACTCTTTTCTGATGTGGACTAAAGCTGGCGGCAAGGAATTGCCTGGTCTTGTAAAGCGCCGCAAAGGTGAACGCGCACTATTCCTGTCTGACTAATGGCAACGAACCTAAACCAGCAACTGAAGACACCGGCCAATCCTGATGTTGGATCTGCACCGGCTGGGTACGACCGCGCCTATGTCGATCAGAGCAACGGCGTGCTGCGTACATACTTCACGAAGCTCAGTAGCGTCATATCGACCCTGCTATCTCCTCGCGGCGCTAAGTTCCTAAACTCACCTTATGGTGCCTTCCAAGACACTACAGATCAGACCGACGGGTCTGCTTCTGTGGCGTACTACTTTCGATTCGACACGACCGATTACAGCAACGGCATATCTCTTGACCCGCGCACAGCGTCATTTACAGGCTCGATCGCCACGACGACTTTGACGGTATCGGCCATCTCAGCAGGGTCTATTTTTCCGTCAATGCTCATTACAGGAACCGGCGTCACGGCTGGCACCAGCATCGTCGAGCAACTAACTGGAACAACGGGAGGCACAGGCACCTACAAGGTGTCAGCGTCTCAAACCGTAACGTCAACCGCAATCACAGGCAATCTGCCTTCGCGCATCAAAGTCTCGCAGGACGGACTGTATAACGTCCAATTTTCTGCTCAGTTCATCAACACGACCAATGATGTCCAGGAAATTGATATCTGGTTCAGAAAGAATGGAACCGATATCCCCGGCTCAAATAGCGAATTTGGCATCAAGGCAAGGAAGTCAACCGGATCAGCGAGCCGGCTGATCGCCGCCATGAACTTCATTCTTGAGCTCGCCGAAAACGACTATTTTGAGATGATGTGGCGGGTTCCAGACTCCGGTGTCTCTTTGGAGCAATTCCCGGCAGTCACGGCCAGCAGTACGACACCCGCAATCCCTGCCACTCCGTCGATAATTGTGACCGTCTCATTCATGTCCAACCGAACAGCGTGATGCCATGCCCTACATTCCTCTGAAGATCCCGCCAGGCGTGTACCGTAACGGCACCGAGTTTCAGTCCGCAGGACGGTACTACGATGCCTCGCTGGTGCGCTGGTATGAAGGTACGATGCGCCCTGTAGGCGGGTGGCGCAAACGCAGCACCTCGCAGATGACCGGATCGTGCCGGGGATTTATTAACTGGCGGGACAACAGCGGCAACCGCTGGATCGCTGCCGGTACGCATTCCAAGCTCTACGCGATGAACGAGGGCGGGACTCTGAAAGACATTACCCCGTCAGGGTTCACGGCTGGCATCGCCGACGCGATCCAGAAGATCGGATTTGGATACGGCGCTTATGGCTCTTACGCCTACGGCGTGGCGCGGCCCGATCTTTCGGCCATCACGCCAGCAACGACATGGAGCCTCGATACATGGGGCGAGTATCTTGTTGGATGCTCTAACGGTGACGGCAAGCTCTACGAGTGGCAGCTGGGCTTTTCAACGCCCACGCTGGCCGCTGCGATAGCGAACGCGCCGACCAATAACGAGGCGGTTCTGGTCACCTCCGAGAGGTTCGTGTTCGCTCTGGGCGCGGGTGGCAACACCCGTAAGGTTCAGTGGTGCGACCAGGAAAACAATACAGTTTGGACGCCTGCCGCAACGAACCAGGCCGGCGACTTTGAGCTGACGACTGTGGGCGACTTGAAGTGCGGCAAGCGTGTTCGCGGTATTTCGCTTCTCTTTACGGATGTTGACGTTCACACCGCGACGTATATCGGACTGCCTTACGTCTACAGCTTCGAGAAGGTTGGCTCGGCCTGCGGCGTGATTTCCTCGCAGTCCGTGGCGGCCATTGAAACTGCCGCGATCTGGATGTCGCAGTCCGGCTTCTGGATATATGACGGATATGTCAAGCCTTTGCCCTGCGATGTGTCTGACTTCATCTTCCAAGACCTTAACTTCACGCAGGCAAGCAAGATTTACGCGGTCAATAACTCCAAGTATGGCGAAATCTGGTGGTTCTACCCGTCAAGCCAGGCCACGGAGAACGACTCCTATGTGGTCTACAACTACCGCGAGGGCCACTGGGCGATTGGCGATCTGGCGCGTACCGCTGGCACAGATCGCGGAGTGTTCGCTAACCCGCTGATGGTCTCGTCTGACGGCTACGTCTATGAGCATGAGGTTGGCTATGCCTATGACTCGGCGACGCCTTTCGCGGAGTCCGGTCCTGTGTCGCTCGGCAATGGCGATCAGACCATGACGGTCTTGGAGCTGGTTCCAGATGAGCAGACTCTGGGCGAGGTTCAGGTGTCTTTTAAGGTGCGGAACTATCCGACTGACACAGAAACCACCTTCGGGCCGTACACCGCAAGCCAGCCGACGGATGTGCGCTTTTCGGGTCGGCAGGTCAAGGTCAGATACACCGGGGTGGTGCTGGACGATTGGCGGGTTGGCATTCCTCGAATGGAAGCAGTGGCGGCAGGAAAACGCTAATGGATGAAGACTTCGCAAGGTGTTCTAAATGGCTGGAGGCGGCGCTAGAATACTCTGGAGGGACACACGGAATTGAAGACATTGCGGCGGGGGTGAAGGAGGGCAGATTTCAGCTCTGGCCCGCACCTAAAGCCGCAGTGATTACCGAGATCATTGTCTACCCGCGACTCAAAGCTCTGAATTATTTCTTAGCTGGCGGCGACCTCGATGAACTCAAAGCGATGCGACCATACATCGAGCTTTGGGGAAAGCAGAATGGTTGCACCAGGGTGACTTTGGCTGGCCGTAAGGGCTGGCAGAAGACATTTTTAAGAGATGAAGGATACGAACCTAAGTGGTTCGTTGTCAGTAAGGAGCTTTGAGATGGCGACACGATTGCCCTACTACGCTGGCGAAGGAGACATCTATTCGCAGATCATGCAGCAGATGCAGGGACAGCCTCTTGCCTTCGCAAACCCTTATGGGGCAGGCTTTACTGGCGGCTATAACCCGCGACTGTATGACCGTCCTCCGGTAGTTGCTCCTACACCTGCACCAGACACCTCCGGCCTCATAGGAGGTGGTGATTCTGGTGCTGATTACTCACTAAGCCCCAGCCAGACTTCAAACCTTGAATATGGCAATCCTCTTGCGATGATAAGCGCCGGCAGATCGCTTTCTGGCTATGGCGGGAAATTGGGTGGCGTGTTGCCTGGAGGCTTGCTGGCTAATTTGCTTGGCATGATTTCGACAGGTATCGGAGAGAGGGCACTTTCTCAGACATTGGCGAATCAAGACTTGGAGCTAGGCCAAGCAATGAACGCAATGGCAAATGCCAACGCGATGCAGTCTATGCAAAACGCCTTGGCTGCTGATGTTGCTGCTGCTAATCAGGCGGCTGCCAATGCAAATGCGATGCAGTCTATGCAAGACGCTTTGGCTGCTGACGTTGCTGCCGCCAATGCGGCTGCTGACATGGGCGGCTTGCTAGGGATGTCCGATGCTTCTGTAGGACAAGCCGAAGCCGATGCAGTAGCAGCCGCAGAAGCTGCTGCGGCAGAAGCTGCTGCCAATGCTGTGGCTGATGCTGTAGGAATGTCTGGATTTGGTGACATGGGTGGCTACGGCGGCACCGGAGCTGCAAGCAGCGATGCTTCTGGTGGATATGGCGGTGTTGATAGTGGTGGATATGGCGGCGACGGTAGTGGTGGCTACTACTACAAAGGCGGCAAAGTCACCATGAATGGTCTTCTGACTGACGTTGACCCGCCCGGCCCTGATGAGGGCTATGGTGCTCTTCAGGCTGGCGAGTACGTCATCAAGAAATCAACCGCCAAGAAGCTCGGCGACAAGAAGCTCAACGCCTTGAACCAAGGCAGAGCAACCATCAAAATGAGTAAGTAAGGAGTGACATATGTCTAAAGGTGGCGGCACACAAACAACGACAACGCAGATCGACCCTGATCTTAAACAGGCGTATCTGCAAAATATTGAGCAGGCACGCGGTGTTGCCGAGGCTTTGCCTGTGCGGCAATTCGCTGGCTTCACGCCACTCTACGAGGCCGGCGAGAGGCAGCTCACCAATCTCGGCCTGACTCCCTTTACGGGCGAAGAGATTGCAGCCTTTCAGAATCCTTACGAGCAGCAGGTCGTCCAGCAGACTCTTGGCGACATCGAGCAGCAGCGCCAGATGGCGCAACTGGCCGAAGGCCAAAGAGCCACAGCGGCCAAAGCCTTCGGCGGGAGCCGGCAGGGCGTGCAGCAGGCGCTTACCAATGAAGCGGCGCTAAGAGAGGCCAGCAGGGCATCTGCTGCTCTGCGTCAGCAGGGTTATGGGCAGGCGGCGCAGCTTGCTCTGCAAGGCCGCCAGCTTGGCCGTCAAGGCGCAATGGACGTTCTCGGTCTTGGCGGTGCCCGTCAGCAACTTACTCAGCAGCAGCTCGATGCCCTTCGCAATATCGGGCTTGAGCAACTGTCGATCTCTCAAGGCGCTCTTAGCGGCAACCTGCCCAACCTGGGCATGACGCAGCAATCTCCGCTTTACCGCAACACCGGATCTAGTTTGCTTGGCGGTGCTTTGCTTGGATCGACTATCGGCAAAGGGATCGATGGAGTCGGTGCAGGTTATGGCGCAGGAATTGGCGCTCTTCTCGGACTGCTTCGTTGAGGTAAATCATGGCAACATCATTCGATCTTGGCGGGCTACTCGGGTCGGCATTCGGTGCAGACGAGTACGGCGATCTGCTGACCCCGGCGCAGCAATCGGCTATTCAGCAGCGCGCCCTGCTCTCAGCCGCCTCCGCGCTCTTGCAAGCCGGTGCCCCGTCTACGACTCGCACCAGCTTAGGTCAGGCGCTCGGGGCGGCGCTGACCGCTGGGCAGACCGGCGCTGAAAGAGCGCAGCAGTCTGCCTTGACGGGGATGCTGACCCGGCAGAAGCTGGAGGAGGCGAGGCGCGCACGAGAGATGGAAGAAAACATTGCGAAGATTTTTGCTGTCGGTCAACAGGCTGCGCCTGCTGCTGGCGGGGAGATCACGCCAGATATGGCGCTCGCAGCGCCAGTGACGCCAGAGATGCCTGCTGGGCCGACAGTTGCGCGAGCAGGGATGATCGGGCAGGCAGCGCCTGCTGCGCCAGCGATGAGTCCTAATGAGATGCAAGCGCAGCGGTATCGTGATGCTGCTCGTTTATACACATCAAGAGGCAAAACTGAAGACGCCAAGCGCATGATCGACATTGCCGAGCAGCTTGCGCCAAGTCGGCAGGAAGTTGTCGGAGACATTGTTAAAGGCACTGGTGGCCGCGCTTTCCAGCGCACGAAAACAGGTGGCTTCATTGAGGTTCCACCCGAGATGGTTCCGGCTGCAAAACCTGTCGGTCCAAGAGATGTCGTCACAGATCCTAAAACAGGTAATGAAATTCTTGTGCAAGGCTACGACGATGGCAGCATCAGAACCGTTGAGGGATTCGGTCCCAGACGTGAAGTCGTTTTGCAGAATGTTGACGGCAAGATCGTCGCCATAGACAAGAGCACTGTTATGCCAGGTCAGACATTCGGAACTGGCAGAGAC